CTCAAAATCGTCGCGCTTATGACTTACTAAAAGATATACGCAAGAGCTTATCTGTTGATATGGTACTTGCTAATGAGTCTATTAGAGAAGCTGTTGTTGATGGTAAACAAACCATTGAAGAATCTAAGAAAGCTATCTCTGATCTTACAGTTGAAAACAAATCTATTAAAGAGGAGTTAGATACAATTAAGAAGGACTTATTCTTAGAGAAAAAACTAAACGGTCTTGATGAAAAGAAATGTAATTTTGTAAGAAAAACATTTAAAGATAAAGATCTCGCGTTTATCGAAGAAAATTTTGATTACACAGTGACGATGTTCGATAAGAAAGCTCAAGAATCTCTTGAGATTCTTAAGGAAGAAGCGGTGAAGGAGCGTAAAACCAAGGATGTAGAGGTTAAAGTTGTTGAAGAGAAATCTGAGCAACCTAAATCTCCCGTACATAGATATGCTCAAGAGCTTGCTAACATGCGTCTCTAAGTAATCTTTACAACTGTTGAGGTATTTGTTACCTGATTCTCCAATGCAACGGAAAAAAATGAAAGGAAACAATAATAAATTATGAATAAAGGTCAAAATTATATTGATACAAATAAAGCGGAGCAGTTGTTGGAGAAGTGGAGTCCTGTTTTGGACTATACCTCTGACAAAGTTAACGCTATTTCGGACGCTTCTACGCGTCTTAACACCGCCATTCTCCTTGAGAATCAAGAAGAGTGGTGTTTAAAGGAAGCTAATACCGCCGGCGGTGACGGTGGCGCATTTAGTTCATATTCTACAAGCAACTTAGCTCAGAATGCTCAAGGACAAACTGGTTATGGAAGTGGTGACACGTACGCAGCCGGTGATGCTCGTTTGCCGAAGATTCTTATACCGATGATTCGTCGTACATTCCCTGAGTTAATCACTAACGAGATCGTTGGTGTTCAGCCAATGTCTGGTCCTGTTGGATTAGCATTTGCTTTACGTTACAAGTACAACGCCCTCAACCTCAAAGGTGAAGCTCTTGAGCAGTCTAACTCAGGTGTCGCACCAGCTACCGGTACACAAGAAGGTGTTGCTACAGCAAACGGTAATGCCGCGACTGGTGGTCAGAAGAGCGGTGAGTTAGGTCATAACTACGTAGGCTCTGGTTTCACAGGTCAAACAACTGATGTTGATGGTTTGACTGGTGGTCTCGGAGATGCTGGTGAAGGCGATAACTTCGCAGCTAATCACTGGTTATCTGGTGGTATGGCAGAAGGTGACAAGGGTTTTGCTGCTACTTTATCAGCTTTCGAGCTTGATAAAGCCGGTGATAATGCACCAACAATTGAGCTTAGCTTCGAAAAGACAGCTGTTGAAGCTGGTACTCGTAGATTAGGTGCTCGTTGGTCTGTTGAACTTGAGCAGGATCTTAAGAATATGAATGGTATTGATGTTGACGCTGAGTTAACCAATGCTATGTCTTATGAAATCCAGGCTGAAATCGACCGTGAAATGATCATTCGTATGATTCAGGCTAGCATTACTGCTGGTGAAGGTACAGGGTTCTCTGTATACCAACCACAGTCTGCAGATGCTCGTTGGATGGCTAAAAGAAACCGGGATTTCTATCAGAGATTAATCATTGAAGCAAACAGAATCGCTGTTCGTAACAGACGTGGTGCTGCTAACTTCATTGTTGCTACTCCTAAGGTTTGCGCCATTCTCGAAATGCTCCCTGAGTTTTCTTGGATGACAGTTGACGGTAACGTTAACACACAACCAGTTGGTGTTGGTAAGGTCGGTAATGTTGGTGGTCGTTTTAACGTCTATCGCGATACACGTACTGAAGCTCAGTACAACTTAACAGTTACTAATAACTCTTCCGGTACTAATCAAGTTGAGTACGCTTTACTTGGTTATAAGGGCCCTGAGTATTATGATACTGGTATTATCTACTGTCCTTATATTCCGGTTATGGTTCAGCGTTCTATTGATCCTATCTCCTTCTATGCTAAGGTAGTTATGTTAACACGTTATGGTGTTGTTGATCACTTAGTTGGTGCATCTAACTACTACCTCGTCGTGTTCGTCAAGGGTCT